AGTGCCACCATCCTACCGCGCTGCGCTGGAGAGTTTCGCCCGCCTTGTTGCGGAGGATTGTGCGACTCTGGTTGAAAGCAACGCGGCGCAGTGCAGCGGCATGACTGCCGAATTGATGCACTCGAATGCAGACGCCATCCGCGCCCGCTACGCTTGACCACACCGACCCACCCGGTAAAATGGTGGGGCCTTCAAGTATGGTGATTGCTACGCAGCCTTTGTCGCTGCCGGGTTTTGAGGGCCATACAGTCACCATACTTGAGGGAACAACGGAAACGACTTAGGCATGTGCAGCGACAACGCACGCAATGACCCCCGTTGTGCCTTCACATCAGCGGCGGCGTGGATAGCAAGACGGCGAAAGCCAGAAGCAGCAGAGACACGCACAACAGACGAAATGCGCCTGTTCGATTCAGGCGGGAAGATTGGAGTTGTGGCCCTGTCGGGAGTTTTCCGGGGTACACGATTGGGAGTGGCGCTAGTCGGCCACGAGCAGGAGTTGTGCCCTGCCCGCTGATGTGAGGGTCAAAGCAAACGACGCTGCGGGATCGCGGCTGATGCTGGGTTGCACTGGTGGCCGCCCTCAGTCTTACGCCCGCCTGCCATGCGCAGAACGGGTATCCGAAGCCCTTGCGCATCCGTGCGCCGGGGCTTCAGTCTTTATGTTCAGAATCCGCCCTTTTATGCACATTTAGCCCGGACGGATAAAAAAATCGCCAGATTCTGTACACGTCCGCGCTTTACTCAGTCTCCCGACTGAACACACACAGGCCCCACCACATCGGTGATGTAAGCCTGAAGGCCGGTTACTTGGACTGAGAGCCGGTCAGCGACTCCCGCCACGTCTGCATACTCTGCTGCGCACGCTGCGAGTGCGTCGGCTGTGGCGGTGGCTCCATGAGCCAAGCTGCCGGGGGTGGCAGCGTCGGGCGCTCGGGCTGCACGGTCACGAATCGCGGCGATGGTGCGCTGCAACCCGTCAAGACGAGCAGCAGACACGGCGCGATCACGCGCCACTTGTTCACGTAGGTTTGCGGCTTCAATCTGGGCCTCCAGTGCGGCCATAGCCGCTTGTGTCGTTATGCGCTGGGCTTTGAGGTTTGCGTCTGCCAGCGCCTGCCGGTGCTGGTCTTGCCATGCCTGGCGCTCGGCCTTCACGGCGCGATCAATGACGCGCCCTGCGTGCCACTCATGCGCCCACCATGCCGCGCCAGCAAGGGCCACAGCGCCCGCGTAGAGCCACAGGCGCGGCGTCATGCCAGCAGGCCCCGCAGCGCCTGATCGAACGCCGCCTGGCGCTCATGCAAGCCCACCATGCCGGGGCCGTTCACGGCTCGGGTGATGGCCTTCGTGTTGCTGGCATCAGCGAGGATGTTGAGCTTGTTTGTGTGCCAGTACCACGCCGCGGTCAGGCATGCGTCGGATGGCTGGGCCACCAGGTCGGGCTGCTCGATGTAGGGGCGGGCCAACTCCAGCGCGGCGTCGGCGTAGTTGTGTCGGCCGGTGAGTTGGAACAGGCCGCGCCCACGGTATCGCCAGCCGTCACCGCTGGCCGGGTCACCGTTGCCAAGGCGCAGCGCATAGACACGATTGGCCAATGCTTTGGGGTTGCGTGTCAGTGTGGCAGCGTCCGCCAAGCTCGACACCCGCGATGGCCACATCTGCCTGATGCGCTCGGGCGTGGTGTACCAGAGATTTTCCTCCAGCCGGGTGAACCCCGCCGACTCATGAATGCACTGCGCCAGAAACGCAGCCAAGCGCACGGGCGTGCTGATGTCGAACAACGCACACGCCGCCCGCATCGGCTCCGCGAACTGCCGGGCCTGTGTGGGGGCGATGCCTGCGGCGATCAGGGTGGCGGGGGTGATGTTCATGGGTGGCCCCTTTGGCTTAGAACTTGATGCAGTACAGAAGCGCGATGTTTCGGGGGCGGGTCTCCGTGCCACCTGTGGCTTGAGTTGTCCCTAGTTGATACCCGGACAGAAAACGAGGCGCGCCGTCACTGAGAATTTGAGTAGACGATGCGCCGTTTCCGTGTGTGTGCGATTGGATTTCTTGCGCCTGCGCAGAGCCGAAAACCCGCCCAGAATCCACTCCGCGCCCATCATCCCAGCCGCGAACAAACTCCCCGAGAAGGTTTGGAAGAGCGAAAGTTGTAGAACCGTCACCAGCGCCAAAAGTCGTCCCGATGGCTGCAAACAATGCTGCGTATGTGGTGCGAGATACGGTTTGCCCGTTGGCTTTCAGCCATCCGGTCGGTGCGACATTTTGAGCAAAAGCCATCACCGCGCCCGGTGGCGCAGAGGCCGACAAACCAGCATCCAACTGCTGTTTAGGCACAGCATGCAACGCCGACGAAGCATTACCCGGCAAAGTCTGCGCCCCGGCGAACGTGTTTGCACCCAGCGTGGCGCGGCCCGCCACGTCCGCAAACTGCTGACGGATGGTGACGGATGAGCCTCCGCTGACGACGAGCACGTCATAGAGCCCATCCGGCGCGTAGAAGGCAATCTTGCCGCCGCTGGTGGCGTTGAATGGGTTGCTCAGTGACGCGCCTGTCTCGTTTTGCAGTCCGGTGGCTGGCGTCAATGTGCCAGCTTGATAAACCGTCACCGTCGCGCCGGGCAGAACATTGCCCGACGTATCCTGAGCGAAGAATGTCTTGAGTTCCATGTTCGTGCCTCAGAACTTGAGTTGTGCGGAGAAGGGAACGTTGCGGGGGTGATTAACACCGCCCGATGATGATCTATCGCCGCCAGAGGCGCGAAGGCTTTCCAGAGTTTCTACGCCTTCATTAATACCAGACCCCACAACCAAACGCCCATTTGTAATAGATGTATTAGGCGCTGGTGGGTCGCCTGCTGTGCCCCAGCCGTCTCTTGGTACTGTCACAGACGATTCTTGCCACGACCCAAAAACCCGCGCCGCGTCAATGCCGCGCCCGTCATCCCAGAATCGCGGGAATTCCCCCCGCACATCAAACGCCCGGAACGTCACTCCGTCCGGGTTGTCGGCCATGAGCAGGGTTCCGGCCTGCCACACGCCAGACGCCACGAATCGGCCATTGTGCAGGCCCCATGCACGCAGCGCGGCGTACTGGGTGCGCGACAGTGCCAGCGACTGAGAGCCACACAGCACATAGCCGGGGCGGGCTGTGGGTTGTGTCTCCATGCGGATCTCGCCCACGAACTGCGACGCATAGCCCGTGTACGCCGCCCCATTGGCCGTGAACGACTGCCACGTCATGAGACTGTTGTAGTCGTCGTGCCAGATCGGCCCCACGTTGGAGGTCGGCAACGGTTCGCCGCTCGTCAGGAATCGGCGCTGATAGGCGTTCACCCACGTCGCCCCCGGCGTGCCGGGCTCGGTGTTGTTGCTGGCAGCCGTGGACAGCCAAGCGGCATTGTTGTGGTAGACCACAGCGTTGATGGGGTACGGCGCACCGGCAGACGCCCACAGCGCCGCGCCGCGTAGCTGCATTTCGCCGATGGCTTGCGTGGCCATGAACAAAATGCCGTTCATCTCTTCGCGCCCGACAGGCTTGTAATCAGGGTCAGGCACGCCGGGCGAGATCTCTCGCGGGCGCTCATAGTCGAAGCCCCAGCCCTGCGGAATGCTCACCGAGCCATCCACCTGCACGGTCGATGGGACGGTGATCTTGTCGCCGGTCTCGGCAAATGCGGTCTTGAAAATGAAAGCCACTTGGTTACTCCAACACGATGGCCAAAGGATTGAGCACCATCGGCACGGTTTCGCTCACTGTATAGCCCACGGAGGCCGGGCGCAACAGCAGGTCATATTTCTGCAAGACGAACTTGAGAGAACTCGGCATCGTGAACGCAAACAGGTACTCTATGGTCATGTCCTGATTGTCCACCGCATAGGCCACGCCCCCGAAGCCAGAGAACACCGTGGCCAGTGTCTCGTTGATGTTGGGTAGGGTCGGGCGCTTGGTGATCTGAGCGTAGCGCAGCCGGATCACAAGGCGTTTCTGGGCGGTCGTCAGCGACAGTTCCCCCGCCTGCGCCCGCCCGAAGTTGCCCGCGCCGAAGTTCTCGTTGTTCGACCCGAATCCAAAATTCGCCTCATTGCCCGACGCGGGCGCATCGACGCCCAGGTTAACGTCAAGAATCCGCGCCCATACCGCAAGCCCGAAATCATTAGCCGTGTTGAAGTCGAAAACGTCGCGCAGCCAGTCGCGCCAGAACTGCACCTGTGCCGCGTCAAAATAGGCTTGCTCACCATCGACAATCTGACGCAGCCGTGGAGCACCCTCGTACTGCCACAGGATTGCCCGCAGCAGATTGGCGTTGGTGTCGATGGTCTGGATGTTGCTCATGGTCAGACCACGTTGACCGTGATGGACGATCGTTGCAGCGTGGCAACCTCATCAAGCGCCACGGTGAGCGGGGCGCTGCTCCACGTTGTGCCATCGGTGGACAGCTCCACGTTCGTCACCACAATGGACGGCTCGATCTGGTTGCACGCGCCGGAGAACTCAAACGGGTAGACGTTGGTGCCCACGGTCAGGCCCATACCGCCTTCAAGATCGCCGTTCACGTAGTCCATGATAGCGTCGCGGACCAAGGTTTGAACGTCCAGCGGCGTGTTGCGCACGGTCACGCGCACAAGCACCGGGATCTCGGTCGGGCGGTCAAACTTGACGGGCGTGATCTGCCCGCTGAATGGGTCAGTTACGTTGACGGTCGTGACTCCGTTGTAGGCCGCGCCCACGGTCTTGGTGTCGTACAAGGCACGGGCCACGTCTGCATCGCTGCCCCCCTGCACGCACGCATAGATGGACTTGGCCACCATGCTGATGCCGTCGATGGTTTGCGTGGTGGCGGCGGTGTTTTCCCGGAACGACATGGATCGCACTGCGGGAATCGCCATGACGCGCGACACGATGGCTTCGGTGGTGGACACGGTTTGCAGCGCCAGCGTTTGCCGACGCAGCGCACGCGCGGCCACGTCCGATTGCTCGGGCGCACCTGGCACGGCGCTGGCCGGGTTCGTCACGGTCTCCCATCCCAGCACAGCAGACGCCACGGTGTCTAGGCCCGCGATGGGCACCTGAATCGCGCCCGAGTTTACCGCCGTCATGCTGCCGGTGACGGTGCCGCCTGCGCCGATGACCAGCGGGTTGTCCGTGGCGAACACCTCACCCGTGCCGGACACGATGGCTTGCGAGCCTGCCGGGATGTTGGTGCCGGGAACGCCCGAGAACACCACGCCCGCAAGCGTGGAGCGCGTAGCAGCACGGCGCACGCCGCCCGTGAACGATAGCAGGGCATCCAAGAACACGCCCCCGGCAATGTCGGGATTGATCTGGTTTGCCAATGCCGCATTGTTGCGGGCGATGGCGTCACGCTCTTCCGTCTGAAGCGTGATGATGACGCCTTGGGGCGTCTCAGGCGTGGCTACCAAGTCCTCACCAAACGCGGCCCGCCATTTGGCCTCCACGTCTGCGCGGATGGCCGCCGTGTCAGGGACGATGACGCCTTGGGATGTGATGTAGTTGTAGTCGCTCATGCGTCAGCCCGTGATGGTTGACGTGCCGAACTCGGTCACGATGGTTGCTGTGTAGCCCAGCGTGTCGCCCACCTGCCGAGCGGACAGCTCCGGCACTTGCAGCACGCCGGGGCACTCCAAGATGCGGCGACGCATGACGGCTTCAAACTGCGACAGATTCGGCTGCGTGCCAAACGCCACGCCGAAGAATGGCACGCCTTGGTCAACCGCGTGGATCATCTCGCCCAGCAGCGTGGACGCATACTGCCGCGCAGTCTGAGAAACCGCGTCGATGCCTTGCAGCACCTGAAGCGTGCCCGTGGGCATCAGGTTTAGATCGTTGCTTGCGTCGGTGCCCAGCGTCCTCATACAGGCCCCCCGGTATTAGATGGCCCTGAGTCTACGCCGGAATGCACGTGCGTGGAGCCGACATTGGCCCCATTGTTTGTGAGCGTGCCGGTCACTGACACGTTGCCATTGATGACCACGGATGGCGCGTCGATCTGCACCTTGCCCGCGTGCAGGGACAGGCACACAGACCCATCCAGTGACTGAATCACCATTGCGTCGGCATTGGCCCCGGCCACCGTCCACCCGCGCAGCATGTCTGGGAAAAACATCCCATCGCTGAACGAGTGCTGACGCAGCGTGTTAGGCCAGTCCTCTTGCCCGCCCCGCTGCATAACGAGGCTGATATCCCGGTCGCTGGCTTTGAGCCACCCGAAGTCGCCGGCCTTGACCGGGAACCGAATGAAAAAGCCACCCGCGCCGAACCGAAACACCGGGATATTGGCAACCTGCGCGCGGCTTACTTTGCGTCCGTCCGTGGTGCCCATCATGACGAGGGGTTTCAGCGTGACGCGGTTTGTTGACTCGTTGTAGCTCACCACCCGCGCCGGGATCATGTCATCTACGCCGCGCAGGAATGCCGCCAGCACATCGGCCATCACGCCGGGCAATTCGGCGTCATTGGCAATGTCTAGATTCGGCGGGGCGATGGTCATAGTCGGGAGCAAGTGGCGACGTAAAAAAACGGGTCGTCGTGGGTGGCTACCTCGAATTTTAGCTGTTCGATGGTGTAATCACCAGAGGCGGCCGGATTGAATTTTGAATCCAAGCGCAGCAACCCGCCAAGCGCCGACTCCCCGTCAATCAGGTACGTCACCTGCACGCCCTTCTCGGTGATCTTGGGCAGGCCCACTAGGCCGCTGTTGGAGTTGAGAATCCGCACCTTGCCTTGCAGGGCTTTGGCCGCGTCTTTGACGATCAGTTCTGTGTCGTCAATGAACGCCCGCACGCCGCCCGCGTCTTGCAGCTTGTTGACCAGTTGCGAAGCCGGGCCGCTAAACGAGAAGTTGCCAATGTTCTTGTCTGTGGCTTGGAAGTTGAGCGACACACCAAGGCGTGACGCCACTTGCTGGGCGAGAGATTTCAGGCGCGTCAGCGCGATCCCGTCCACGCTGGTGATAAGGCCCTTGCTTGCCGCTCCGGTCTTGGCCTTGATGATGAGGTCAACATCAGGCGGCGGGCCAGGCTCCGCGCTTTCGATGTCACCCACAAACAGCCGGAACGTGCCCGTGCTCACCCGCCCGGCCTCCAAAATGAGGCGCTTGGGCGTGCGGTTGCTGTTGAACGGACTCGTTTCGGTCAGGATGAAATTGCGCACATCCGTGGACAGCCCCGAGATGGTCACCGTGCACTCGTTTTCGGTCGGGTTGGCCATCTTGGTGCCGCTGGCCTTGACGCGCAGGCCCTGATACCAATTGATGCGGCCCGAAACCTCGATGCCGACGCGGATGATGCGGAGGTCAATCACAATGCGTGCCGTGTGGGTCGAACGGGTCGAGCAGGTGAAAGCAGATCCACCGGGCCAGGTCGCGCCGCCACCCGTGGCCCCGCTTGATGTGGCGTGTGAGCCGGCCGGTAACCAGGCCCTCCCGGGGCAACTCCATGAACAGCACCGTCGCGATGGTGAGCTGCACGAACACGTCCAACAGGTAGCCAATGGCGTACATGGGGAACCCCAGCACGAAAGCCACACGGGACAAGCGCCCCTGCAACTTCGCCCGGTAGAACCCCATGACGAGCACATAGAACACCCACAGGGCGTAGGTGATGGCCAGGCCGTGCAGGACGGCTGCGCTTGCGGATTCGATGGTCATTCTTCGCGGTTTGCAATCGCGCCGCGCAGCGTAGGAGCACCGCGCCCATCACCAAACAGGTCCACCGATGAGACCGACGAAACACCCGCCATGGTGGCCACGCCATCCGGCACAAAATTGCGCCCGATAGTTGCGGCAGCGCCAAGTCGCTGAGTGTTTGCAGCATCAGGTATATCGCCAGATACACCCACGGCCCTACCAAAAGCAGGCCCGACAGGCACAGTGTTGCCCGTCAGGTCCTTGGTTACCAAGCCGTTATCGTACCGGAAAATCGCCTGCCCGGATGCAAATGCAGCAGGCTCTGCACAGATCACGTTCCCCCGCGCGCGGAAATGCTGGTTCGCTCCACCGTTGCGCGGCTCGACGTAGATGAATCCAGATCGCGGCGCGATTGGGCCGTAAGGATGCGCGAGGCGGCCCGCGGACGCCACGGCGGTGTTGTTGTCAAAGGTCACGTCAATACCGAACAGGTTAGACGCATCAGTGACAGCCAGCGCCGTATTGCAGTTCGCGATCAAGTTGGACGTGTAGGTGTTCTTGCGCCCGCTGTTGTCCTGGATCGCAATGCCGCAGCCTTCAATGATGTTCTGGGTCACCAGGTTGTTTGCGCTGCGCTGCTCGATATAGATTCCGCTACCGTCAACGGTCTGGTCGCCAATGCCGTTCTTCATGTTGCGCACGAAGTTGCGGCGCACAATGTTGCCGCCGCGTGCTGCCGTTTGGCTACCATCCCCAATGTATTCATTGATGTAGATAGCCGCTTGGCACGCGCTGTTGTTGCCGTCAATCAGCACGTTGTCCTCAACGATGCAGTTGAGATTGCTGTTGCCCATGTTGATCGCTGGGCCGCCGATGCTTTGTGCTGTGTTGGAGTGGATGTGGTAAGTGCAGGAGTGCGCCGCGTTACCATCCGACAGAAACAGCCCGCCAACATCGTTTGCAATGCAGCCGCGCACCTCGACCATATTTACACGCGCACTGTTGACAACCCAAATACCAGAACCGCACTGCTCGAACCGGATGTTTTCGATGGTCCAGTAGTCAGCATTGGACCCAAGCGAGAAAACGCCGCGTGTGTACTGAGCAAGCACCACAGAACCAGGGCCACCGTAATACGTAGTCGGGTCCGTCCCTGCCGGTGCGTAAATGTAAATGCGTCGGTTGGTTTCGTCAGGCCAGTATTCAAAATCGCGAGTGAGTCGGTTTGCAGTCCAACTACTAGATGCGCCACGGTCGATGCCCCAGGCATTTGCGGCCACGGGGAACCGCACGTAGGCGTACCGCCCGAACGCTTTGATGGTGGTGTCCGGGTTCGTGAAATACCAGGCCAGGCGCGACGCATCCCACGTCCATTGAGCCGCCGTAGGCGTGTAGAAGTAGCGGAACGTGGGACGCTGGGATGGAGAACCGCCCGGATCGTAGTTTGTGAGCGTCAAGCGGCTGGACGCGTTACCAGCTTTGCCGCTGAACGAAATTCGATCAGCAAGGTTCCAAACGCTGTCATTGGCAAGCGCAATCACTGCGCCAGGCGTCAACGTTTGCGCCAGTGCTTGTTCAAGCGTCTGATATGGAGTGGCGATACTGGTGCCGTTGTTGGCGTTGCTGCCACGGTTAGCGTCAACGTAGTAGGTCACCTGGCTGGGTGTCACCGAGCGCACGGGGCGCATCGAGCGCTGCAAACGGGAATACTGAAGGGCAGACATACCCCCCACCACCTGCCCATCAGGCCCAATCGTCTGCCCTGCGCCATTGACCCGCACAAGGTCAAACGCCTGCGCCAAGTCTTCCTTCTGTTGCGTGGTGGGTGCGTTGCCGCCTACAGTTGCAGTCATGGTTTAGTCCTCGTCAGGAGAAGATGATGGGTTGCCCGTCAATGAGCACGGGCTCACCGTCGATCAGCAGGGCCGCGCCCAAGTCGCGGGTCGGGTTGATGTTGACGCGCACCAGGGCCAGCGAAGGTGCACCGGGCGACGATGGGTTGTGGCGAACGACTGTTGCGCCGTCGATGGCGATCTGACCAGCACCGGCCACGCCTGCGCCTACCTCGCCAGTGGCCACATCGTAGAACAGGCGTGACCCAATCGTGACGGGGTTGCCCACGGTCAGCAAAACATAGACCTCGCCCTTTTGGATCAGTTCGCATTGGCGCTGATTGGGCAGCACGTCCAGCGGCTCGCCGATGTCGTTGACGGCGTGAGTTTTGGGCAGGGTCAGGAAGCCAGCAAACAGCCCACCGCCCCCGGCCTGCACGGTTTCCAGTGCTTCGGATCGGTAGGTGAACGCCCGCCCGAACACGTTGTTACGCGGGTCGGTGGAGTCGGTCATCACGGCGACCGTGCGCGACGGAATGCGCACACCCACTTCACCGGGGATGCCGGACTGCAACTCGAAAATCGGACCAGATGGGAACATGGCTCACTCCAGATCGGCGGCGGTCACATAGACAAGGGACTGGTCAACTCCAAACCGCTCCCACCACGGGTATGCGTCATCGACGGTGACGAACATGAAGTTGCCCGCATTGGGCGCGACACCATCAATCAGACGCCGATATGGTATCACCGGCAAGCCTGCCACAACACGCTGGCCGCGCAAAATAGGCGTGTCGTTGAGGTCAACGTCAACCGCCATGACGCCCTCGCAAGCCTTGATCGTGAGCGTCCAGCGCACCTCATCCAGCGTGACCACGACAGACTGATTGGCGACGGTTTGCAGCGGGATGGTACGCATCAGAACAGTGCCTTATAAAGTAGCGACTGACGCCGCACGGGGGCTTGCTGCGCCGCTGGGGTGGCTGTGGTCTGTTGCTGCCCGCGTGCGACCGTGGACGACTGCGCCGGGCGGGCGACTTTGCTCGGTGGCAGCGTGCCGTACTCTGGTTCAATCGTGATCCACTCTTGCAGCGTGATCGGCACGGCAATGGCCTCGCCCGTCTCGGGTGTCTCGTCGTGCGGGATGGCCGTGATCGCCAGCGAGAAGTACAGAGCCACCTTGGTCTGAACGGCCACCAGCGTGCGCGACTGAAACGCCTGGCGAAGCTCGGCAAAGGCGTTGCGGGTTTCGTCAGTCAGCAGAAAATCAATCGTGACTTGGATGGGGTTGCGCACGAAGTGGTCCGAGCGCGTGGTGCCGTCCTCAACCGGGAACTGCGTCAACTTGCCATCCTCCCGCACGGTGACGCGCATGGGCTGCGCCGCCGTGAACAGAGGCACCAACGACTTGGTGTCCAGCACGGCTACGAGGTCTTGCGTGGAGTTGATGACGCCCGGTGTGGTGCTTGCCATGTCAACGCTCCATGCCTGTGGCTGATGCGGTTTGCAGGCGCTTGAGTTGCCCGTTCAAAGACCCGCCAATGTCCCGACTGATGCCGTTCGCGTCCGTGGCCTGCGTCTGCACACGCACCTCACCGATGCTGACGTTGGTCTCGCGTTTGCCGCCGATGCTGTTGCTGATGGCCGCGCTTGACATGCCGTTGGTCGGAGCCCCCGCAGCGTAAGACACAGCAGCGCGACCAGCGGCAACACCCTGCCCGGCTTCGTCCGCATCAAAGCCGAGGAACCCACCCACAGCACGCGCCACACTGCGCACCTTGTCCACCCCGGCCATGATCTTGCCAATGAACAAGTCCCACGCGCCAGTGATGCCATCCCAGATGCCCATGACGAAATCGCCCAGCGCCTTGAACGCGGCGATGGCGGCAGGGATGACTCGACCGATCAGGCTGTCATTGCCTTCGATGAAGGCCATCACATCATCGTAGGCCAGCGCGAACAGCGCAGCCAGAGCAGCAACCGCTGCGCCCATGGCGATCATGGGCCATGTGGCGGCAATCGTGGCGGCGGCTGCGGCAATCATGCCGGGGAGGTACGCATAGGCCACCACAGCGGCGATGGCGATGAAGAACCCGGTGATGAGGTCTTGATTTTCACGCGCCCACGCCGCCGCCTTGCCAACCCATTCCACAAACACCGTCAGCGCCGGGATGATGGCTTGGTAAAAGCCATCCGTGAGCGAGCCCACGACTACGCGGGTCTGGTTCATGGCGTCCTGAAATTCCTTCGCACGCTGCACCGACTCAGCCGTGACCGTGCTTTGCTCTTTTTGGGTGCGGAGCATGTCTTCCAACGCGCGGCGGCCCTTGAGGATCATCTCGACCGTGCGGTTGTCGGTGATGCCCAGCTCTTTGATGCGGAAGACCGCCTGCCCGCGCGGCAGCGACTCCACCGCCGAAGCAAGGTCCAGCATGCCTTGCATGGCCGTCTTGCTCTTGCCGTTGACATCCAGCAGCGACACACCCAGCGCCGCAAAGGTCTTGGCCCGGCCCGACTCCACATCGGCCATCGCCTCGCCCATCGCCTCTGCCATGTCGGTCAGGCTGTCACGTGCGCCTTGGGCGTCCCCGCCCATCATCTCGGCAGCCTTGCCGAAGGCGTCCACATCTTCGGTCGCCATGCCCAGCGCCTCAGCGGTGCGATTGATGGCCATGATCTGCTCGGCACGCCCGATGGCACCCGTCACCGCTTGCGATGCAGCCACAGCACCGGCCAGCCAGCCCACCAGCTTGGTGGTCATGGCGCGGAATGAGTCCGCCGTCTTGTCCGCCTGTGCGTCGGCTTCCTTCATCGACTTGATGAGATCGTCCGTCGATTGCTCGGCCTTGTCCAAGCCACGGTTCATCGTGGCCGTGTCGGCTTCGAACAGGATTCGGAAGGTGTCAAGCAGAGCCATCAGCGGTTCCGGTTAGCGTACTCAGCGGCCAATGCCTCATTGTGCCTGTTGACTGTGGCGATTTCCCAGAGGTTCATGGCGTCCTCTAGGTCAATCGTCGTCATCAACTCGGTGTACGTGGCGAGCCGTTCAGTAACGATGGCGGCAAAGAATCCATCAGCGTTTTGATAACTTGCGGCAGGTACTTTTGAAGCAGGGAGCCCACGAAGTCTGAGCTCCCTGCGAGTCCGAAAAAAGACGTGTTGTACTTGAGCATTTCAAGCTCAAGCCGAATCAGCGCCTCGCCATCGGGCACGTGGTTATCAATCAGGGCTTGCGTGATCAGGCGCAGCATCGACCCATCATCACGCTCCACGGCCACGTACTTCATCATCAGCAGCATGGCCTCGGTGCTGGTGCCATAGTCGCCCAGCTTGGGCACATTGGCGACCGGGTACTTGGCGAGGATCTCGCGGCCCACCGTGGCAGGCAGGCGCGAAATCACGAAGCTGTGTTCAATGCCGTCACGGTCTTTGACCTTGACGCTTTGGGGCTTGATGAGGTCTGCCATGGCTTAGACGGCGCGGGTCTGGCTGTAGTCTTGGAAGGCGAACACGTAAGCGTTCGTCTTGATGCGGCCGCCGCTGGCCACCGACCCGCCCGGCATGCCCGATGTCATCTTGCCTTCGCTGAAGGTCTTGGTGGAGCCGTCAGGGTAGGACGCCACCAGCGTAATCACGTCGCGGGCGTTGCGCTTGCCGCGTGCTGCGCGGTTCGCGTCCCACAGGATCGACAGATTCTTGTCGGACTCGCTTCCGGGAATGACGTTGATGGTGGGCGTCATCGGCGTCGGGCTTGACCACGTGACCAGATCGCCGTTGACGTTCATGGCCGTGCTGGCGATCTCGACAGCGGGGATGTCGAACGGGTCAGCGTCGTCGGCCACTTCGGTGATCGTGAAGCCGTTGGGGAAGGTCTGCGAAGCCCGCAGAACGAGGGTAAAGCCTTGTGCGCTTACGTCTTGCATGTCAGTCCCTTTCGGATCAGATCAGGTTGTGGCTGCCGGTGATCTTGCGCACCACGTCGCCCTTGGAGTACACCAGCGTGTATTGCGCCTCGTACTCGGTCACGCCCGACACGGGCACGCGCTGCACGATGACCACATCGGCCCAGAAGCCCTTGCTCTGCACGTCGCGCCATGCGTCGGGGTCGCCCGTGATCTGCGCAATGGCGATCTGTTGCGCCACCGTCAGCACCTTGTCGATGATGATGGTGCCGTTGATCTTGGCCTTGTTCACCGCGTCGGCAAGTTGGGCCAGGATGTACGCGCGGCCCTCGTTGTTCGCGGGAATCTTCGACAGCGACAGTTGCAGGCTCAACAGTTGCGCGGTCAGGTACGACTTGAGCCATTGCTCATTGGCGTGCACGCTCATGTCCACCGGGGAGGTCGCGCCACCCAGCAAAAAGCCGCGCTGGAAGAAGCTGATGTTCTGCCCGGCGCTGGCGGTCTGACCGTAGTAGTTCACGCGTGCAGCGTCGTACACATTGGCCAGTGCGTCGGTCTTCACGTCAGCGGTGAACCCACCCACTTGGCGGTACATGTAGTTGATGGCCGAACCACGACGGTCGTAGTTGGTCGCGGCCATGATGGCTGCGGGAATGGCTTCCTTGTACTCGCCCGCCGTGCCGTTCAGGATCAGGCCGGTGGACTGGATGCCAGTCAGCGCGGCAGCAATGGCCGTGTAAGTGGTGGGCGTCACGCTCACATAGTACTGGTACTTGACGTTTTCGCCCGCGACGTACTGCGCCACGGCCTTGTGCTCGTCGGTCGTGATCGTGGGGCCAAACGATGCCGAGCCGAACGAGTCCGACACCTGCTCGGCAGCTTGGAAGGCGTCCAGCGGGGTCTGTGCATCGACGCCTGGCGACAGGATGGCGGTGGGGCCGACCCAGCCGAGGGCCTGCGCCAGCGTGCCATCAGCCACCAGAACGGCGGCATCTTCGACCACAGCGCCGGTCAGCACGAACGACTGACGCGAGGCGTCGTAGGTCACGGTGGCATTGGCGAACTGTGCGCCGGTCTCCAGTCGAATGGCGGTTTGCAGGGCAGTCGCCACGGCTGCAAACGACACAGCGGCGGACAGGTTGACGCCGGTCACGTCTTGAGTGGTGCCGCCGAAGGTGATCTGCACCGAACCAGAACTGATCGCGGTCAAGTCATTCAGGCTGGCGTGAGTGCCACCGAAGACAGCGGGAGCGCGGCCAGAGGGTGCGTATGCTGCGAACTGCAAAGCACGCGGGGCGCTGGCCGGGGCTGGCGACACATAGCTGAAGTATTGGCGGGCAAACGCAGCTTCAGCCGAGGACGAACCGAAGAAGGCGTCAGCGTCACCTGAGCCCATCTCGACAAGAGCCCCCACGGGCACGCGGGGGTCCGTCACAAAGCGGCGGTGATCGAGTTTGCGCTGCGCCACGCTGGACGCGCCAGCCACCGCCGAGATGATATCGACGTAACGGGTGATCTTGATTGCCATGAGTGGCCCTTTCAGACTCGATGAATCGACAGCGTGGGCGCTGCCTCTTTGGTGGCTTGAGTGATCGTGATTTTACGCGAAACCACGAAGTCGAAGGAGGGATTTTGTTCGTACTGATCCAGGTCGTTGACGAAGAACGGCGCACGCACGGCGCTAGGCACTTGAACGCCCACGCCCACAGCGGTCATGGCTTCGGTGAACCTGTTGGACTGCACGATCATGCGAACGAGGTTGCACAGGTCTTTGGCCGTGGCGCTGGTAGTGTCGGTCGGGCTGTCCGGCGTGAACACGTTGACTTGAAACTGCGTCTGCATGTACTGCGTCTCGATGGTCTCAAGCTGCAAAGTTTGCGGGTTCGCCCGCGTCGTGCGGCCCTGCCATCCGCGCGGCGTGTCAGACACCGGCCAGAAGTACACCCCACGCGCCACGCGGCCCTGCGCGGTGCCAGGCTGGTTGCCAGCGATGACCGGCAGGTCAGTCACGCCCGCGTGCGTGAGGCAGTCCAGCAGCGCAGCGCGGATGGCGATGTGCAGGGCTTTGTCGTTCATGTGGCGGGTCCGATGTCAACGCAGATGATGGACACCCAGCCGTCTTGCACGATCCAGTCGTCCGTGCTCACGACTTCGTACTTGCGGCCATCGGCGATCAGCAGATCCGGGGACGTGCCACGGTTGACACCCTCCACGGGGGCCGAAGCCCAGAAGCGCCGGTATGTTTTCGACGTATCAAAGCCCAGCTCTTTCACGCGATCAGTCGGGTCAGACTGCCATGAGCCGGACAGCGGCACATCGGGCGCGTAGGTCACAACCCAATTTCCAAGCGCGTTCTGCGTGCGGCCCGCAAACGCCCGCCACATGACGGTTTTGCGCCCGATGAGGCCAAGGGCCATGTTCAGGACGTTTGCGCCGGGGGTCATGCGGTCACCTTGTAGTCAACCGAGTTGATCATCTGCCCGGTCGCTACCAGCGGCTTGCCGATGCTAGGGCCCGCCGTTGCGGCGACACCCGACGACAGCCGATTGAGCCGCGCGGCGACCGTGGCGTCAGACAGTGCGGGCGAGGTGACCGACTGGATGGACTCTTTGATGTGCCCGGTGATCCGTGCGCCCATTTGCTCCAGCACCTGGCGCGTGGTCAGCTTTCCGTCAGTCACGGCCCGAAACCCGCCCGCGAAGTTGCGCACCCATTGGTCGCGCTTTTCGGCAATGGCCGGGCGCATGAACGGACGCGCGGGAATCGGCCCCCATCCAAACTCATGGATTGATGCAACGTACGCCACAGGGACGCCGGATGGATAAACGGCAGTGTCGAAAAAGCCCACCTCAAGCCGCGCCTTGTGCAGCGACTCCATCTGCTTGCGCATGCGGGCGATGCCCTTGCCGTAGATCACCTTAGCCATCGCCCCCCCGGAAACACCCCGGCCACGCTGCGAAACGCGGCCCGCTCGGGTTGCCCGCCCACGTACACGCCACCCGATGAGCAACGTGACAGCAGGGCAGCAAGCTGGGTGCCGTACGGCGTGGAGAACAGCCAGAACTTGTAGGCGCTTGAGCCCACGGGCGGGGGCGCGATGGTCACGCTCACCTTGTCGATGGTGGCGTTGGTGACCGGCCCGGACGCGCCGCCATTGGTGGCAGCGGCTTGGAGTTGGAGCATGTGGGCAACCATCAGTTGCCACATGGCCTCATCACAGTCACACGCCCCGTCCTGCCCCACAAAGCACAGCGCGGCCGTTGCCGTGGCGTTCACCGTGGCGTCAGAGACGGCAGCGAACTGCGGGTAGGCAACGCGGAAGGCGGGCAGGTCGAAGGTGGCCACGGCTTAGTCGGCGTTCTTGGCCGTGCGCGTGCGCGTGCCAGTTTTCTTTTCCTGCACGGCAGCGTCGGCCTCGGTGTCAGGGGCAGAAGCGTCAGCACGCTCCATGTCCACCACGACCTTCTCGACATCGTGCTTGGTGTTTTCCCAGCGGATGAAGCCGTTTTCCTTGTGCAGGTTGAACAGGGGCAGCTTGCGCAGCGCGTCAAGTTGCTCGCTCGTCACCTTGGTTACCACTCCGGCGCTCGTCTGCATGTACTGGTTCGGCACGTTCGCGCCGCCTGCGATCAGGACGGGGCCTGCGTGCGTTTCGTAGCACACCGAAGCGGTGAGGGTGGAGTAGACGTAGAAGTCAGACATGCGTTTGTCCTATGGTTGATTGGGTGAGCCGATTATGCACCGGCCCACCCGCTCAGTCTACCGACCGATTACACGCCAGTGACGCGCACGAACAGGTAGGGGCGCTTGCACATCACGCCCGCAGTAGCACAGCCGAAGTCCTCGACATAGCCCTTGGCACGGCGCTCGCTGCCGATGTTGAACATCTTGGCGGGCACGATCTGCTCGATGGCGTTTCCGCCATCAGTGCTGCCATCCTCGATGCGCTCGGCGTAGTAGTAAGCCACGTTCGCACCGCCGTTGGCAGCGGTGAACTCGGGCACGTACTCGATGCGCACGTTCGGGTAGTTGGCGTTCAGCCAAGCCAGCGGGGTTTGCCCGTAGGTGTTCGGCTTGGTCATGATCGTGGAGTAGCCCACGGGCAGCACAATGGTGAACGCAGAGTTTTGCTCCACGTTGCCTCCGCTGTTGGTCATGATCGCGCCGAGGCGAGTGGCCAGTTCGGTGGTCAGCTCGTCGAACGTCATGGCGGCGTAGGTCTTGCTGCCTGCGGTCGTGGCGTATGCGGCCAAGCCAGGGTCATTCAGCAGACCGTACACACCAGCAGCGCCACCAGCAAAACCCACGAAGCCTGCGCGGTTGCGGGCGATGTCCAGCGCCAGCATGGCAGCGCCACGCTTCTCGGCAGCCATCGGAATGCCGCCTGCACCTTCGCGGGCATCTTCCAGCATCGACACTTGGAAACCCTGCTCAAACCGCACGATGCCACGGGTGGCATAGGTGTGGCCGTAGCTGGCCAGAGGGATGTTACTGTGATCGCCGTACAGTTCGGCCTTGGCCACGGGAGTGGACACGCGCTGCACCACGGTGTCGTCGTACCAGTTGCCCGCAGCGGTCACACCCGCGATGCGGTCGATGGCGCGAACGGTAGTCAACTGACGCACCATGCCGGGCAGCCACACTTGCAGGAATTGCTGCAAGGCAGCGCCCGAGCGTGCGGCGGGGCCGGTCAGGGCGGTGTCCATGACGGCTTGAAAGCCGTGCACACCCAGCGAGGGCAGCGACTCATAGGCTTGCAGGGCTTGGTCAGCGGCGATTTGCAGCGGCTTGCGCTGGGCCAGTTCACGGCCCGACACGCGTTGCGAAACGGTCGTTTCTTTCATGATTTCGGGCTCCTATCAGGCCAGACGGACCACAGCCAGGCTCGGGGCATTGGCGGCGGAGGGGTTGTGACGAACCACGGTTGCGCCCGTGATCTGGGTTTGGCCACCGCCAGCGGTGCCAGCACCCAGAGCGCCGGTCGCGTTGACGAAGAACACACCGTCGCCGATGGTCACCGAAGTACCAGCGGTCAGCAGCACGAAAACTTCGCCACGAGTGCAGAACTCGACGGTACGGCTGTTCGGCACGGTGTCGGCGGTTGCGGCCAAGGTGTTGTCAGCGAAGCCCTTGGGGTTGACCAGCAGGCCCGCAAACAAGCCAGTTCCGCCAGCCTGCACCGATTCGATGGACTCATCACGGTAGGTCAGCGCACGACCAAACACGTTGTTCGATGCGGTGTCGGTGTTGATGATGGCGGTGCCGCCCACGTAGGGCGTGTCGAAAGCGATCTCACCGGGGATGCCCGACACCAAGTCGGAGATGACGGAAGACGGGAAAGTCATTACTTGGACTCCTTCCACAGGGTGTTCAGGTCAACGGGCTTGACGGCACTGTCAGCAGCAAAGGCCGGCTTCTTGCTGTCAGGGGTGCGGCCATGCAGCCATGCGTCCAGAGCCACGCGCTCGGCACCGGCAGCGCAGGGCACGGCCAGCAGCTTGACGGCATAGGCAGCCAATTGGTCAGCGGTCATCGATGCGTGGTCAAACGCACCGATGAATGGGCTCACCTTCCGGTACAGCTCATCACGGGCAGCGATGCCAGCGATCACGGTGCCGGTGTCTTGAGCGGTGGCCAGCTTGGCGGTCAGGTCAGCCACTTGCTTGCGCAGGGCGTCCATGGCTTCCTTGTCGGAAGCGCCTTGGGGCACGGGGTTCGGAGCGGGGTCGCTGGGGGGGTCTTTGTCTTCGACCACTTCAGCGGCCTCGGCCTCGGCTTTGATCTCGGCCAGGATGGCCTTGATCTGCTCTTTCAAATCCATGTCCTTGGCCTCAGCAGGGGCCGGGGTCAGTTCGTCAGCCATCGTTACGGCCTCCTTCAAAAGTTGAGAGTCCAAGGCACACAAGTGCCCAGCGGTATCCAGCACGGCGACATCGGGGCCGGTTCGCCCCTCCTCCACCAATGCAAGATGATTGGCCCGGATGTCGCGCTGGATGGCGTCATACTGCTTGCCGTCCCACACGCCGGGCGTCCAGTCTGCGCGGAATCGGTATCCCGGCGACAGCTCGCGCTTGACGCCAGACCGCACCAGCCCCTTGGCAGACTCGGAGTAGAGTTTCAGGTTGCCCCGCAGGTACGGGGCCTCGTAGTAGACATTCTCACCGATGACGCCATGCACACCCTTGCGCTCGGCAGGGGTGAGCCCTTCGGCCTCGTCACCCAGCATAGCGTGCTCGTCGGTCAGCGGTGCCAGCTTGAATGACGCGATGGTGTCAGGCGAGGAAAGCTCTTCCTCGGGGCGCAGCACCATGTACACCTTGTCAGGCTCAGGTCCACCGATTTCGCGGCCAAGATACGGGTAAACGCCCACCTTGCTGATGGGGTTGCCCTTGATCTCGACGAAGCCGTTGATGTCTGTGGTCTGTGCGCTCATGATAGCGGACGCCTATTGGTGGCTCATTATAGCTAGTTTGCGGCTATGTCAACTGTTTTTTAGTCGTCCTCGCCCCATGAGAGCTGTGGGACCATGAAACAGCGGCAACGGGGAAGACTGCCGGGTAGCCCGCGTGTGCCGTCGGAGTCAATCACGGGCAGGTTGTCCAAGGTAAACACTTTGCCATCAAGGTCCTCGTGCATCTGGCGTGGGTGCGCCCCCCCTCGTGAGTGCCGCCACACGAACTGCGTGATGCCCGCAGACCGGGCCCGCTCGGCTTGGATGGCAGCCGACACGCGCCGGACTTGGTTTGATGCGATCAGGTCGCGGCGGTTGTCCGTGATCCCGGCGTACTTGTCCAACGCGTCGCGCACGTCAGCCAGGCCACGCCCGCCCGGTTGCAGTGAGCGCATCACTGCGCCCGCAACCTGGGCGTGGTATGTTTCGGAAATCGACTTGATAAGCGCGACATTTTCCTTGACAGCCGACTGCACCACTTGGCGCAGCGCGGCGGGCATCTTGTCGGTCTTGAGCGTGATGCCGCCCGACAGTTCACGCAGCGAGACATTGAGCGTGTCCGTGCTGGCCTTGTCCACGCCCTTCAGCATGTTCTCGACGATCTGCGGTGCACGCTCACGGAACAGGCGGGCGAAGCGGCGCTTCAACTTGTTCAGCGCCACGCTTGCCTTGTTGGCAATGCTGGCATCTTGCGCAATGATGATTGGCGGGGTCTCGTCAAACGTGGCGACAAGTTCACGCCGGTATTCCCGATACATCACGCGCAGCAGGGCAGTGATGGCCGCGCTGTAACGGTCAATCTGCCCTTGTGACGGACGCAGAGCGCCGCCTACCAGCTTACCGGCAGAGCGTTGCTCGACGTAGGTCTCGCGCTTACGCGAGAGTCGGAGGTTGCGGCTCATTGGCTGGCTCGACCTTCAGTTCGATCATGGGGGCGATCATGCGCTCGATTGTTTCCATGTCAAGCGGGAAGGCCGATGCGATTATTTCCTTGGCGCTTTCTACCGGCATGGTCTTGGCCGCGACGCCGTTCAGCACCTCAACCAGTGACGCGATCTGCGCACCGTTCATGGATACCTTAGCGATGCTCTCGCCCTCTGCGGCTGCGGATGCTGCGGCACTATCGGCTGGAACGTTCGTAGAGGTTTCTTGTGGATCGTCCAAGTCGGCAAAGTCGATGTCTGCGGGTTCTTCTTCCTCTGCCAACCCAAAATAGTCGCTATCCTTGTCCCGGCGCAACTGCTCGCGCACGTCTTGGCCGTCGATGGCCCCGATCTGTGCCAGTGCGGCGGCGGCTTGGGCTTTCTTCAGGTTGACCTCTGCCCACTCCGCAGCGGTCGGGCTGTCCAGCGGACGCCATGAGGTCTCAAGCTCCAAGTCTTCGGACAGGCTGAACTTAGTCCGGATGATCGACCGCATGACAAGCTGATGGTGGCGGTCCAGCAGGGGTTGCAGGTCGTTGGTCTGGATGGACTCCAGCGTGATCCGGTAATCCTCGGCCTCGGATTCGCCCGTGGCGTTGAATCCCTTGGGCGTGGTGCCCAGCAGCTTGGTGGCGGGCACTTCGGCAATAGACGCCACAAGCTGATACTGCGTCATGATCGTGGAATCGAGGTCTGTCAGCGTGGTGTCGGTCTGCACCACGTCCTCAGTCTCTTTGTCGCACACCATCGCGCCGTAATTGTCCCGGCCCATTGCCCAGTCGGTCAGGCGCTGCATGCTCTGGGTCAGGTTTGACCAGAACGCCGAGGCGTCCGTCTTGAACACCACAAGCCGCTTGGTCATGGCCAGTTGCGGGGCCTCGTTCGCGGTGCGCTCGGCAGCGTACACGCGCTCATAGATCAACTGGGGCACGGACTTGCCGCCGTACTGATAGGACGGCTTGAGCACGTCTGGCACAGGGTGCGGGATGTACACGCACAGGTGCGACCGATGGTAACGCTTGCCGCCGATCACGTAGAACTCGGGATCGTAGAATCGCAGGCCAGCCGGGTCAGACAGGGCCGCGTCGGTCAGTTCGGGCACGCACCAAATGGGGTCCACTTGGCTGATGCCCATGTAAGCGCCGGGGGTCACCCCGTCGATGTTGAACGGCTTTTCGTAGTATTCGGGGTCGGTGGATCGCACACGGAATATGGCCACTCGCACGCCGTAGACGCGCCCCATGTGGACGAATTCCCGCATGGCTTGGGTGACCTTGTAGCGCTTGTCCTGCTTGTCGACTTCGGCAAGGATGGCCTCAGCTTGGGGCGTGCCTTCGGGTAGGCTCACGTCATATCCCACCCGCACAGCGTCGCGGGCGGGCATGTTGCACGCCTTGTCAACCAGCCAGTGCTGGGACATGAGCGCGGCAACCTGCCACGAGATGAACCCTTGCGAGGCGTACCAGTAAAACTGCGCCTCGGGCACTTGGTTGTAGCCGATCTGCTGCTTGAACTCGGGCACCAGTCCGGTGCTGGAGTCCATCGCCGCGCCGGACGCTGAAGCCGTGGGCTGTGGCATGGCGGCACGTAGTGCGGCGACACGCTCAAGCGGGCCGCGCTTGTGGGGCGACTCCCATTCGGTCGTGAACGTGCTGGCCCGCGTGGGCGCAGGGGCCGGGGCTTGTGCGGGTTTGGGCTTGTTCCAGAGCATGGGGTTTATCCGAAGGTTGAGCGGCGTTTGCTGTACAGGTCGCGTAGGGCTTGCGTCATGGCGTCCACCCGGTCGTCATGGGCAGCAGCGGGGAAGGTTGTCACCTCCTCCACAAAGTCCTTGACCCAAGGCGCGATATCAGGGTGAGGAAGCCAGACATTGCCCGCCTCCCATTCTGCGGTACAAGCGTGCGCCCGTGCTAGTTTACTACCGTCCGGCTCGATTGGGACCATTCCCGACACTTCAGACTTGAGCGAGTCCAAAATGGCGGGGCCGTTTGCCTTGTCCTCGATGAGCTTGCGCCGCGCATCGGGGTATCTAGCGCTCATGTCCTTGACCGCCTTCTTGGAGGCGGTGAACCCCATGCGCTCGCGCACCTCATGCAGCAGGTAGGTGTTCGCCCCGGCCTTGGCCCAAACTTGCCCGGCCACGTAGTCGGACCCGTCCGTATCCTTGAAGGTCATGTCCCATGACTGGATCACCTTGTCGAACTTCGTGGGCAGGTCTTTGGGCAGGTAGTAGCGGACCCCGTGATCCTTGAACACCGCGCCGCCTAGCGTCTTGGGAGACCCTTGGTACATGGCAGACCAGAAGTAGTCCCCCAGTGCGGCCTTGGTTTCGATCAGCTTTTCAATGGGGTGCAGGTCAGGCACCAGCGCCTCACCTCGCTCATTGATGGCGGGAAAGCTCAAGCGGCGGGCTTTGGGATTGGCCGCCAAGACGCGCCCGGACAAGTCGTCCGTGGCCCACCGGGTGGCCATGATGATCTGCCCGGAGTTGCGCGAAAGCCGGGTCAGGAAAGTGGAGCCGTACCACTTCCATATCGACTCTTTGACAGTCGGGCTCAGGGCCTCCTTGCTGTTCTTGATCGGGTCGTCGATGATCCCAATGTCCACGCGCTTACCCGTCAGCGGTCCGCCGACACCTTGACCGACATATGATCCGCGCGCGCCGATGATCTCAAACGTCTCGCTGTTCCGTTTTGCCTCCGCCTCGACGGTCACGACGCGCTTTTGGTTGAGGCATGACTTTGGGAACAGGACACCGTAAGCCGGACTCATCATGATGCGCTGCACATCCCGGTTCATGTCTGATGCCAAGTCTTTGGCGTATGACAGGCCAGCGATGCGCAAATTTGGATAGTGCCCAAAGATGAACGCAGGCAGGTATCGAGACACCATATCCGACTTGCCGTGCTGGGGTGGCGCCTCCAGAATCAGCAGCGGGCGCAGACCGGCCAGGCTGTCAGCAAGAAACCGTTCAAGCTCGGCACATACCTGAATGGCAAAGTCGCTGACGATGTAATCCGGGTTGATGTACCGGATGAATGCCAGCAGTGAAGCGCGAGCCTCCCGGCGTCGCAGTAGTTCACGGGCTGCGTCAGCCTTGCTGATCATTGGCGATGATGGCCGCCAGAGCCTCGTCTGAGAGGTCGCTCACGTCTTTGGTGAGGATCGGTCCACCGTTTGCGCCTGTGACCTCTTGGGTGATCTTGTCGCCGTATTTCTTGGGAGCCAGTTTCGACAATAGCCACTTGCGGGTGTCTACTTGCAGGCGTTGCTTGGCGACTGCGCCCGAGTCGGTCGATCCGTTGTCGGTTGTGCCCACGGCCTCGTCGGCAATGTCGAGCGTGTCCTCGGCCATGTGCTCAATGAGGATCGCGCGCGCGCGGGTGTATTGATCCGCGAGGGCGGCGTCATTGTCGCACCAGCGCAGGAATGTTCCCATTGGGAGCCCGACCATTTTACAGGCAGTGCGCGTGCTGTGCCCTTCGGTCATCAGGTCGATGACTTGATTGGCGAGTTCCTTGCGCTCTTCGTTCACGGCTCACAACCCCTTTTTCTCAGCAAACCGTTGACCCCACTCCCGCACCTTGTCGGCTCCAAAGAGGCCCACGGAAGCGCCGATGAAGGTTGACCAGCCGTCAGCCATACCGAGGGCTTGGACGAGGCTGGAGATGCCGAGGGCGATCAGCCCGCACAGGACGGACTCCAGCGAGCGGCGAATCCATCGGGGTTCTTTGCCATCGTAGACGACCCGGACGAATGCGATGAGGGCTGCCAGGATAGCGGCCCGCGCTGGCTCGGGTAGGGCGTCGATCAGCTTCATGAGGGTGCTGGCTTCGTCGTTCATGCTGAGGGCCTGAGTGTGTTCGTTCGGCATGAATGTAACAGATGCGGCGCGTTAGGGGCAATGTGTGGATGGTAGCGCATCGGGGGAGTGTGGGCAACTGGCACACCCGGATGGGGGGGGGGTTACGCAATGCGCCAGACGCGTGCGCCGTCAGGGCACCCCGCAAAACTCGCATCTCATTGCACACTCATCGCACCGCCAAAAGTGCAATGAGTTCGGCCCAAATGTAACAAAATGTAACCTAAGTCTCGTTGCTAACCTATTGATTTATAAAGATATTTACTACTACTACTACTACGTAGTAGTGTCGTGCTGCCAGTTTTTCAACTCATCGCACTCATTGCACCGATTTTTCGATCCCGGATTTTTTTGGTCTGGGTCTGTGTTTGTAGATTGGGGGTGGTGCAATGAGTTATGAGTTCAAAAAATGCGCTAACCCATTGATTCATAATGAAAAACTCGTCGCACTCGCGCAAAACTCATGTCTCAGCTGTGCAATGAGTTTCGCCGCTGGCACAAAAAAACCGCCCGAAGGCGGCTTGTGTGGTGGCTCGTGTCGGCTAGGCCAGCTTCAGGAATTCGGACGACCTCTGCCCAGTCTTGCGCATCTCCACCACGATGAGCCCTGCCGACACCATCGCGTCGATCAGCCCCTGGCACCCTTCTCGGCTGGTCTTGAGCGCCCGGTTGATCTTGTGCCGCGCCACCCAATCGTCGCGCGACAGTAGCGAAAGCACCCGCTGGGTGTCCTTGCCTGTGTCTAGCTCGTCATTGGCACGGGCGTACCTGATCTTGGTTGCCGTGTCGTCCACCGCAATGGCAAAACCGTACAGGACGTGCTCGGCGGTTCGGTGCCCGCCGTCAGCCATGGCGAGGATGAGGCTGATCTTGGAGCACATCTCCCATGACCGGCGCGTGATGGCTTCCATGCCGGTGGTTTCCCGGTGCTTCTCCCCAAGCCGCCAGAAGTGCTCATAAGCCTCCTCCAGCAGCTCAGACGCCTCTGCCGATGTGGTGACATCAACCGGGTCGCCCTGGCGCTCTACGCGCCCCGTAGCGGGCTGGGAATTGCCGCCGTAGTGCAGGCTGTGCAGCCGCATGACGATGGTGTCGTCAATGTCGGGCTTGACAAAGCCCTCTTTCTTGCGCGGGTTCGTGTCGGCTTCGCGCAGGATCAGGGCGCGGGCCACAAAGCCGTTTTTGACGTTCTCGGGCGTCACCGTGGAGTCAAACGTGTCCGGCGTGGTGGTGCCCATCAGCGACAGATAGGGGTCGATAATGCCCATGTCAGCGTCTTTGATCTGCTGCATGATCTGGGCAATCTCGGCCTCGATCTGCGCCGGGTTGCCGTCGCCGGAGTCTAGGCGCTTGTTCAGGCGGGCGGCGGCGTCTTTGAGGCTGGTCTTGATCTCCTCTTTCAGGTCGCCCGTGATTGTCAGGATGCCGCACGCCTTGGAGTAGATCTCCATCAGCGCACCGATGACGCCGGTCAGGTAGATCGCCCCGCCGCCCTTGCTGGCCTGCGCGATCTTTTGGAGCATGATGCCGATCTCGTCCACCAAGTAGTAGGCGGCTTGGTGGCGCAGCAAGTTGCGGTAGATTTCCTGCTCGGATTTGATCTTGCCGTGCATGGCCTGACTGATGCCGATTCGGGAAAACAGCTTTGTGACGGCTTGGAAAACCGACTCCTTGCCCGTGCCGGAGCCCGCCACGGCGAAAACCATCAGGTTCAGCCCCAGCCCGTCGCGGGCGTCACGGTGCCTCATGCCGCCGATGCACGACAGGGCGTAGAGCGTGGCCCCGGCTGCCAGCGTCTGCTTAGGGTAGAGGCACTGGCCTTCGATCCAGCGATAGAGCCTCCCGGCGAAGCCCGGCATGTCCCACGGCTTGATCCCACGCGCCATGTCCACGATGCTTTGCGCGGCTGGCGCGGGCTCGTCAAAGTCCACATCTGATTCAAACGTGACGGACTCGACGTAGCCGTGAGCCTTCGCGTGCATCATCAGCGTGCCGATGGTCACATGGCGGGCGGTCTTGCCGAAACCGTGCCAGCGGTGGTCGCAGTCGCCCGCACGGTAGCGGGCCGCGTCCTTGGCGCTCATGGCTTCCCACAACGCTAGGCCGAGGTCGCTCCCACCTGTGGTGTGGTGCAGGGCCATGCCGCATTCGATCCACTCGGCATAGGTCAGGCGCTCGACCTTCACCGCGTCCGCGATCTGAGCCAGTTCGCCCGCAGGGATGTCGCGCACTACGCCGTTCACGACACCGGGGAAGATGTCGCGCTGTGCGATCTTCTCCACCAACTCAGTCGGAGGCTCCGCCGTGTCAGCAGGCCCGCCGCGCAAGAGCCGGTAGTCCATGCCCGAAGCGTGCGGGCTGCCATAGCCCACCACAAAGCCGGAGGTCTTGAAGTCGATGCCGGGGTATTCGGGGAGGTTCTGCCGATAGGTGCGATCGTCCCCGGCTGGCAGGCGGAAATAGTAGTGGGCCGACTCGCCACCGCTGCCGGTGCGAACCACGAACCGCGCCGCGTCACGGATCGACACGCCAATGGCACGCTCCAGGCGCTCCATGCTTTCGACGCCGCCGTTGCGCTCGTCCAAGTCCACCACCAGCCAGCCCGACACCAGCACGGCCACGGCGGGGTAAAGCTGCCCCATCATCCGCATGGCTTCGACCTGCTCTGCGTCCCATTCCGGCGTGTGCTGCCATGCTCCTGCTACGGGGTGTTTGCCCACGGCTTTGCACTCATGGTTCCCGCACCCGCACCCGATGGCCCCGCCGCCGTGCTCCACGATGCGCTGCAGCGGCAGCACGCGAAAACCCGCAGCCATGTAGCGTGCATAGGGGAGCGCTGCTTCTTCCTCGGGCGTCAACGCCTCATTGTCGTCATCCCACATCAAACGCCCCCGGTCAGGTAGTCGCTGATGCGCTTGATGGTTTCATAACTCGGATTGGTGTTGATCCCGGAAGCAATAGCCCAAACCTGCTGACGTGTCATCCCCACGCGGCGGGCGACTTCTGACAGGTTGCGATCCTCTAGACGGCGCTGGATTTCAGGGAGCGAGAGTAGGGTTTTTGCGGTCATGGCGATGGCTTGTTGTTGCGTTTGAAAATGACTGTTGACATTGTGCGCTTGTCGGTTGTACATTGTCAACACCACAACGCGGCACGCAAGCCGCACCAACTGGAGAGCAACCATGAGCTTCTTAGCCAAGGCCGCCAAGCCCGGCGCAAACCCTGCGCCGCCTATCATCACCATCGTCAGCACGCCAGGCGCGGGCAAGTCCACCCTGGCCGGGGTGTTCCCCGGTGCGCTGTTCGTGCAGGCAGAAAGCGCCGGTACGGTGTTCGAGACATGGGACGCGGACGCACAGCCTACCATGCTGCCCGTGCTGCCCAAGGCCGCCAAGGATGACGCGGGCAATGTCACGCAAAGCCCGTTCAACGTGCTGATGGATCAACTGCGCGAAGTGGCCACTGCCGAGCACGACTTCAAGACGCTGGTCATCGACAGCGTGACCGCCCTGAGCCGCAAACTGGAGCACGAAATCGCCCTGACCGACGACGTGGCCACCGTGGCAGACGCTGCGGGCGGTTTCCACAAAGGGTACACGCAACTGGCAGGCATGCACGCGGAGATCATCTACGCCTGCGAGATGATCCGCAAGCGCAAGAACATGGCCGTGGTGTTCTTGGCGCACTCCGGTGTGGTCAAGGTCAAGAACCGCCCCGACGAGGGCGCGGAGTACACGGTCTATTCACTGGACATGCACAAGGACAGCGCACAGGCGTACATCAGCAACAGTGACGCCGTGGTGTACATCAAAAAGGAGGAGTTCATTCAAGGCGCAGAAAGTAACCGCAAGGGCCAGACTACGAAGTTTGGCCGGGCCATGCAGACGGGCGAGCGGGTGCTCATCACGTCAGGCGACGGGCTTGTGGGTTACGTGGCCGCAAAGTCCCGCTACCCGATGCCCGTTGAAATCCCGCTGCCTCAGGGCGAGAATCCCCTTTTGCAGTACATCCCCTTTTTCCAACCAGCCGCTAACAAGTAAGGAGCAGGCATCATGAGTTTTTTCAAGACATCGACCGGCGAGGCCGTCCAATCCACCGGCACGTTTGAGAGCGGCGGCGGCAACATGGCCCCCATTCCTGATGGCACGCAAGTGCTGGCAGCCACCGATGAGGCCAAGTGGGACGCCTACCAAGGGGAGGAGTTCATTGCGCTTCGGTGGTCCGTCATGCAGCCCGAAGAGCACAAGAACCGCAAGATTTTCCAGAAGATCAAGGTCAACGAAAAAGACCCCACCAAGCGGGACAAGGCGCTCGCCATGCTGGCCGCCATCGACACCAACGCGGGCGGCAAGTTGCAGGCCGCAGGGCGCAAGCCGACTGACCAAGAACTGGCCGCCGCGCTGATGAACCGCCCGATGGTGCTGAAGCTGGGTGTGTGGGAACTGGACGACAAGACCAAGAGCGGCAACTGGGTGCAGAAGGTTGCGCCGCGCAAGGGCGGTCAGCAGGCCGCGCAGGTTGCGCCGCCTCCTCCCAAACCCGCCCCCGTCATTGACGACGACAGCGACATCCCGTTTTAATCCCAAGGCGGCCCAGCGCCGCCTTTTTTCACGCAGGACAACACCATGTTTGAAGAACTCCAACGCACCGCCGCATGGCACGAAGCCCGCAAGGGCCGCATTACCGGATCACAGGCCGGCGCACTGCTGGGCCTGTCGCCATGGGTGACACAAGCCGAGGCGATCCGCGCGTGGGTGCGGCACGCCAAAGGCGCAGAGTCTGAGATTGCCGACAACCCCGCGTTTGCCTGGGGCCGCAGCCATGAACGGGCCGCACAGCTCGCGCTGATGCGCCGCGAGAACCTGACCATCAACGACTGCGGGTTTTTGACATATGAGGATTGGCTCGGCGCAAGCCCTGACGGTCTGGACGACGACGGGCGCGTGGTTGAGATCAAGTGCCCATTTTCATGGCGCAACAAAGCCGAGCCAGAACCCCAGCCCCTGATCGAACAGCCGCACTACTACGCGCAGGCGCAACTGGAGATCCTCTGCGCCAATGCCCCCGGCGCGGTGTTCGCGCAGTACCGGCCCGCGTTTGGCGATCCGTTCAGCGACGACTACGCACCGGAGTTCCTGCACGTTGATCTCATCGAATCTGACCCGGCATGGCGCGACGAGTACCTGCCCAAGCTGCGCACCATGTGGGAGGCGTTGCAGATTGAACTTGAGAACCCCGCACACCTTGAGCCCCTGCGCGTCACGCTTGACACCGACGAAGCCCTGCGCCTGGTGGACTACATCGGGGAGCTGGACGCCTCAATTGAGCAAGCTGAGCAAGCCCGCAAGCAAGCATTGGCCGATCTGGTCAAGCTGGCAGGCGAGAAGAATGCCACAGTGGGCGGGCGTAACCTGACGCTGGTCAACCGAGCCGGGGCCATCAGCTACGCCAAAGCCATCAAGGCGCTGGCACCTGATGCCGACCTTGAGAAGTGGCGCGGGGCTCCTAGTTCGTATTGGAAGCTGGGGTGATCCATGCGCCTACAGCCAAGAGACTACCAGCAAGCCGCCCACGACGCGGTGATTGAGTGGTGGCGCACCACCACCGTGCCGTGCGTGGTAGAAGCCGCAACTGGGGCGGGCAAGTCGCTGATTGTGGCCATGCTTGCCGAAACCCTGCATGGCTTGTCAGGCAAGCGGGTTCTGTGCCTTGCGCCATCGGCGGAACTGGTGCAGCAAAACAGCGACAAGTTCAAAGCCTGCGGCGTGCCTTTCTCGATCTACAGCGCCAGCATCTCCAAGAGCCTGCGCGGGCAAGTGGTGTTCGCCACCGAGGGCACCTTCAAGACACAGGCCAAGCGCCTAGGCGGAGAGTTCGCCGGGGTGATCGTGGACGAGTGCCACCGGATCACGCCCACGGTGAAGCGCATCATTGATGACATGCGAGAAGGCAACCCGAACTTGCGCGTGTGCGGCCTGACCGCGACCCCGTACCGCCTGGGTGACGGGTTCATCTTCGCGCAGGACAATCAAGGGCGCACGCTGCCGCCCACGATTGCGCGGGAGCCGTACTTCGCCCGCCTGGTCTACTACATCAACGCCCCAGAACTCATCGGGCGTGGGTTCTTGACGCCGCCCGTGGTTGGTGCGATCAACGCGGAGTCATACGACACCAGCGGGCTAGAGTTGACCAACACCGGCACGTTCTCCACGGCCACGGTCGAACGCGCATTTGAAGGCTGGGGCCGCAAGACTGCGCAGATCGTGGACGACGTGCTGCGCCAGTCAGTCGGGCGTGATGGCGTCATGTGGTTTGCTGCGACCGTCCAGCACGCGCAGGAGATCATGGCCAGCCTCGACTCCAAGAACTCCCGCATGATCGGCGGCACGATCAACACCAAGAAGGCCGAACGCGCCCGCCTGGTGGCTGACTTCAAGGCGCAGCGATACCGGCACTTGGTCAGCGTGGGCACCATGACCACCGGAGTGGACTTCACGCACGTAAGCTGCATCGCCATCCTCCGCGCCACGGAGTCGGTGAGCCTGCTACAGCAGATCATCGGGCGCGGCCTTCGCCTGCATGATGGCAAGGCCGACTGCCTCATCCTCGACTACGGCGGCAACATAGACCGGCACTGCCCTGACGGCGACCTGTTCCGGCCCGAGATCAAGGCGCAGTACCAGACCGCATCAGAGGGCACGATTGAAGCCGAATGCGAGGAATGCGGCTACACCAACACGTTCAGCCCCCGTCCCAATGACGGGGACTGGCCAGTTGACAAGTACGGCTACTTCACCGACCTGGACGGGGAGCGCATCAAGAACAACGACGGCAAGCCTATCCCGGCGCACTTCGGGCGGCGGTGCTGTTCCATCACCATCGGCAAGCGCGAGCCTACGCGGTGCGGGTATTTTTGGTCGTGCAAGATCTGCCCGGAGTGCGAGGCCGACAATGACATCGCGGCGCGGTACTGCTCAAGCTGCAAGGCAGAGCTGATCGACCCGAACGAGAAGCTGATAGCCGACTTCAAAGCCCTCAAGCGCAGCCCCAGCGCCGTGCAGACTGACGAGGTGTTGCAGATGGACGTGCTGCCCACCACAAGCCAAAAAGGCGAGCGCATGATCCGCGTGGAGTTCGTCACGGCGGCCCGCAAGTTCGCGGTGTTCTTCATGCCCGACGCCAAGAGCGCCTATGTGCGCAGCCAGTGGGCGAACTTCGAGGCCGCCACGCGGGGCAACAAGCCGCGCACGGTGACTTACAAAAAAGAGGACTCTGGGTTTTACCGTGTGCTCGATGTTGACAAACCCACGGACAAGGAACGCCTCGACGCGGCCCTTGCCGCCAATCTTGCGAAGGCTGCCGCATGAAGTTTCCCCCATGGCTGCGCGTTTACGGGAATCTTGACTACCGGGGAGACTGCCCCACCGAGAGCGCCGAACAGGTGACGTTCGTCAACCGGCTGCGCCAGGCGCACCCCGACACATGGGGGCGCTTGGTGGTGCACATCAAAAACGAGGGCAAGCGCACCATGTGGCAGGCCCAGCGCGACCGAGCCGAAGGCATGACCAAGGGCGCGGCGGACATCATCGTGCCGGGGCGCGTGACGTTGCTGGTCGAACTCAAGCGGCTCGACCACACACAGAGCCGGTTTCAGCCGGGGCAGTTGGAGTACCTGCAAGCCGCGCATGATTCCGGAGCGTTTGTGTGCGTAGCGCTGGGTGCTGATGCGGCCATGGCGGCTTTTGCCGACTGGATGGCTACGCACTAAAAAGAAAGCCCGTCCAGCTTGCGCTAAGACGGGCCAAGTCATCCCACCAAGGACAACGCAGAGGAGAGCAATGCGGGTTCAGTGTAGCGCGTTTGTGGTCAGAGTTCAAGGGCCATCTGACGCGGGTCAACCTCGTCGGGCTGCTCATGCTGCGCCACGAATCGCGCCTGACCGATGCCGGCCCTGACCGCGCACTTTGGGCCATAAGGGCGGCCATAGAGCCACCCGGCAGGCGTGGAAAGCGCACGGCCGCACATCACGCATTTGAGGCCCACCATGCTTGCCTTTTTGCGGCTTCGTCCGGGCTCACGGGTTTGTGTTTGTCGCATTGTCGGGGGAAGCTGATGGAGACCATCCGCCAGGTTTTGTTGTGATCCACGCCGCAGCGGGGTAGGCCCCGCTTTGCCATGGCGGGGTCGGTTTTGGTGTCTACGTGCTGGCAGGTTAGGCAAGTGACTAGCATACCGAAGCCAAGTCAAACACCGACCGCACCGCAGTCGTGCGGGGCATGGGGGCAGCAGTGGCGGGAATCCAGCGTTGCACGATGGTGTCTTCGTGGTGCGGTGGGCGAGGAGGGCCGCAGAAGATGGGCTGATGAATGCCGGTCAGCTTCTTTTTGAGGTACTGCCGACGGCTTTTGACCAGCGGGTAGGGAATGCCAAAGCGTGCCGCGGCGGCCGGGCAGCCGTAGGCAAAGATGTAGTCATCCATCTCGGGCGTGAAGCGCGTGCGCGGCTGGCGCTTGAGCTTCAGCGCGTCGATCTTGGAAGCGATGGACTTTGCCGACCTGCCGCCCAAGTGCCGCCCTATCTCGGCGTAGGTCATCGACCCAAGGTTGCGCTCCAGAAACTCCACGTCCTCGCGCGTCCACTTGTTTGCCTTGCTGTGCATATGATCTCCTCACGCCGACACCACAACAGCCCCGCCACCTCTGATGACGGACACCAGGCGTTTGTGGCTCTTTTCCTCCGCCTCGAAATACTCCCGATGCGTCACGACTGACAGCACCTCGCGCCACAGATCCACCAGGCCGCGCAGGTCTTCCAGTTCGCCCGGATAGAGCGCCTTGCTGCCCGTCTTTTTCTGACGGTCGAGGATGCCCACAATCACGGCTTGGATGGACTCTAAGTAGTCCTGTCCGCCCCGCATGACGCGAGGCATCGTGACAAAGCGGTCAAGCATGTTGACCACATCAAACACGGCTTGCCAGTCGGCTTGCGTGGCGATGCCCTTGGCGATCTGGTCAACGGCGTGCGCTGATGGTGCCGTGATCCTGTCTTGATCGTACTGGCTGAACTTGGCCATGCCTTGCACTGCAAGCGAGATGGGGTCAGCCTTGATGGGCTTTTCGCGGTACTTCTTGCGGGGCTTGCTCATCGCCCGTCCCTCTCGTACAAAGCCGTGCGCAGGTACACAGCCAAGTCAAGCGCCTCCTCATACGCATCGCGCAGAGTGTCGCGCCCGTTGTGGGGTTGCAAGGGTGTTCCGTAGCGTTCGCGTCCCACCTTGTCGCGCCCGGCCATGTCTACCATGACGAGGGGCCACACGGCGGGGTGCGCGTTTGGCGTGGGGTCCGGCTGTTCCTGCATCGTGATGCGCGGCACGTAGCCAGTGGGGACTGTGTAGTCGTTGTTGCTCATATGGATCTCCCCCGCTTGAGCTTGTCCAACTTCGCCGGATCGGCGTCATGGTCGAGCTTTGCGCGCGGGTTCTTGGGTGGTTGAGTGATGGTCACGGGCCGCTTGGGGTACTTCTTTTGTGCGGGCAGCTTGGACTTGTAGTCCTTGTCGAACGGGCTCATGTGGCGCGTTTGAGTTCAGCCAGGCACCAGCGAAGAAACTTCGCCAGCGGTATGACGTGCTTTGCGCCGTTTTCGTGGATGACATGCACTCCGTCGGGCTTGTGCTCTGCCCTGATGCGCTCGTGCGGGGGTTTGGGGGGTAGTGTCGTGCTCATGGTGGAGATGTTACGGGCGTGGCGCGTGATGCGTGATTGATTTTGCCTAACGGCTTTGACCGACACATGGAAACAATCAACTAGCCAGCAAGAGGGCGCAAGCGCAGAATAACTACATCGACAACGCAACGCACCAAGGAGCGCAAGATGACCTACGCCACCAAGACCATCCCCGAAGGCACCAAGCTGTACACCACGCTGGCACGCTGCTGCCACTACCAGATGCGCCGCCCCAGAGGCGTGCAAGCTGTCATCGGCCAAGATGGCAAGTTTGCAGGCTTTGCTGCCTTGCCTGCCAAGCAAGACGGCATGGATGTCGTTTGGCGCACAACCTAACCCCACCCCCGGCCACGCGCCGGGGATTGAAACACCAAGGTGAGAACATGCAAACCCCCTGCTACCACACCATCCAAGCCGAGCGCCACTTAGCCGCAGTGGCGCGTGGAGACGACCGATTCGCCGCCGCCTGGCAGTCGCTTTACGACGAGTTCATGGCGGGCGTTCGCGCCGGGCTCGGCTCCGTCATCGACACGCCCGACTATCACAAGCCGCAGTCCACCGTGTTGGAGGTCATGGCCGAGTATCTGGAGTTTGTCGGCCATCAGGCTGACGTGCGCGAAGTCTTTGCCTTGCTGATTGACGCAAGCCACGGGCACGACACCAGCGCCCGCGCTGCTGCGCTGATTGAGCGCATCGCGGTGCACCATGCCAATTACCACGCTGACCGCAAAATGGAGAACCAGGAATGACCGAAGACCGCCAAGCCTACTATCGTGAGCTTGCCCACGAAAGCGCCACCGAGCGCCGCTACAGCACCGCGCTGGACCTGCACCCGCGCTGTGATGACCCGGACCATCCGGGCTGTGGTTACTGCCAAGATGAGGAGGGCGAATCATGAGCAGCGGTAAGCATACGCCGGGGCCGTGGGAATGGGACGGCAAGGTCTGGTGTTACGACGACAGCAACGAGGCGCCTTGGCTTATTCAAGCCCCGTGGAGTGATGTCGCCAGTAAGGCGGTCCTAACCGGCACTATCCGCTGCGAATCCGAAGCAAACGCCCGACTCATATCCGCCGCGCCTGATTTATTGGAGGCTGCAAAGCTGGTCATTGCTTGGTATGAGGCGGAAGACGATCACAGCAAAGCTGACTTTTATCAGCGCATGGAGATGTGCCGTCAGTCTGAGGCCGCATGCCGCGCCGCCATCGCCAAAGCCACAGGAGCTACCAATGTTTGACCCCCACACCTACCGCTACCCCCGCACATGGGC